CCCAGCCCGACGATTATCGTACTCCGTTTTGGAACGGTGGCCCTAGATCTAAAGTGATCGAAGAGTGGCAAGCGGTGGTTGATACAGCAGACGTTAACTCTAAGATGTCTGGTTTGTACGAAATAGAAATGGAACAGAAAGCTAAGGTAGGTCCCTTATCAATTATGTTACCTTTCGAGCAAAGGATGGACGACGTCACAGCATATTTCACATTGCCCAAAGATGCTGTTTCTGAGATTCCACGTGAAGCACTCAAGCTTATTAAAGCTGAGCTTCGCAGGGGGAGCTTATCTCTCTCCAATCGCAAGAATACCATTGAAGACATGCGTCTTAATACAAACAGTGGTGCGCGGTCGTTTACACGACGCAGTTCAGTGATTGAGAAAACGTTGCAATTACTTGATGAAGGATACAACAAATGGATCGCAATACTGGGATGGCGCGGTCAAGCTGGAGGAGCGGAAGATGAAGACGTTAAGCAACGAGTCGTCTGGATGATGCCCTTCGGTCTTAATATCCTAGAGTTACAGTTCTACAAACCTTTAATTAAGGCTTGGCAGACAGATGGTACATTTCCAGCCCTTACCTCTCTTAGGGACGTTGAAATGAAGGTCACAAAGTTATTTGACACTAAACGCTCTGATGATTTAGTTGTGGCAACTGACTTTTCCAAATTTGACCAACATATCAATAAGCATCTGCAAGACGTAGGACTTGAGTTAATCCTGTATCAGTTCAACAAACAGGATCATCCTCATATAAATGCCATATATCCGATGAAATTTAACGTTCCGATACTCTGCACATCAGACGTTACAATTGAGGGCGCACATGGTATGGGTTCAGGTTCAGGAGGTACTAACGCGGACGAGAACCTAATTCATAGAACTCTTCAACACACTGCTGCATACGAAGCTGGGAAAGTGTTAAATCCACATTCTACATGCTTAGGTGATGACGGCATACTCTCATTTGAAGGGATCTCAGTTGAACACGTAGTGTCAGCTTATTCTGCACGTGGTCTAGATATGAATAAAGATAAGCAATTCGCTGACAAACATGCCACATACTTTCTCCAGAGGTATTATCACGATGCCTATCGCGACGAGTCCGGAGTTATGTTGGGGGTCTATAGCACATTCAGAGCTTTGGGTAGGCTACTA